TCTTGAAGAAATTAGGAAGGAACGTGAAGCACAACTTCAAGCATCTTCAGCACCTTCAGAGGGGAACACCACTCCTTCGTTAGGACAAGATGATATTGCCAACCTAGTTACACAAACTATCGAGCAGAGGGAAACTCAGCAGACCGCTGAAAATAACATTCTAGCTGTGGACCGTAAAATGAAAGAACTCTATGGAGATAAAGCTCAAGAGGTTATGCTTCAGAAAGCAACAGCTTCTAATATTTCTACAGATTTTTTAAAAGACATTGCAGCAAAAAGTCCTGATGCTTTCTATAATGTTCTTGGTTTATCAACACAAAAACCAACTACACCTACGTTGACCACAGGTACAGTTGACACATCTGGTGTTCAGACAAATACAAGTTCAGGAAATTCTTGGGCAGACTTTGAAACTATGCGTAGAGAAAACCCTAAATTATACTGGAAGCCTGAAACTCAGATGCGTATTCTAAAAGAGAAACAAGAACAAGGTAAATCATTTGGAAACTAACGTTTATAAGGAGAGACTACTATGATGGATACTGGTAATACAGGTCATCTGATTCGTTCAGAGGTCTGGTCTAGCCAGTTGAAGGAAGTCCTTGAAGATGAGTTGATGGGACAAGGTTATGTAAATTGGATGAGTGAGTTCCCTGACGGAACTTCTTTTACAATTCCTTCAATTGGTCAAGCTCAGACTGATGACTATACTGAAAATGCTTCAGTACAATACCGTGCTCTTGACACTGGTCAATTTCAATTTACAATTGGCAAGTACAAGTCAAGCGGTAACTACATCACGAACAAAGCCAAACAAGATGCATACTATATGAATCAGTTGGTTAGTTCTTTTGTTCCCAAGCAAGCCCGTGCTATTATGGAAACGCTTGAGACTGACATTATGGCTTTGTCTGCAAAGCAAACTGCTTCTACTGCTAACTCCGTTAATGGTGCATCACACCGTTTTGTTGGAACAGGCACAAACGAAGTAATTGCTGTAGCTGACTTTGCTAAAGCTCGTTATGCTTTAAAGAAAGCTAACGTTCCAGACAGGAACTTGATTGCTATCGTTGATCCTTCTGTTGAGTTTGCAATGAATACGCTTACCAACATAACAAACGTTAGCAACAACCCTCGTTGGGAAGGCATTATCACTTCTGGTATTGCCTCAGGTATGAGCTTCCTTGCCAACATTTATGGCTTTGATGTTTATACCAGTAACTATCTTGCTGATGCAAATGAGCAAATTGATAGTGCAGGTCCAACAACGGCTGCTGGTAAAGCTAACATGTTCTTCTCTGCTGACCCTAGCGTCTTGCCCTTTATTGGTGCATGGCGTCAGATGCCACAGGTTGACAGTGAGTATAACAAAGATTACCAGCGTGAAGAGTACGTTACTACTGCTCGTTACGGTGTTGATCTTTATCGTCCTGAGAACCTTGTTTGCGTTCTCACTGACACAGACCAAGTATAAGGGAGGGTTATATTATGAGTGCTAATGAATTTTACACAAATAGTGATGGCCTGAACATTCGTTTTGGTCTTGAAAAAGGTAGCCCTGCTAAAGAAGGTGTTATCTCTACTATGGGTGACGAAAGTGTTTTGAAGGTCAGAGTCGTAGGAGTTGACTTAGCATCTTCTGGAGCACCACTAGCAACCCATCCACTAGCAGGTATCCCTACGGGGGCGCATCTTATCAGTGCAACTTTGTATGTAACTGAAGCGTTTACATCTGGTGGCTCTGGAACCCTTACTTTGGGTTTGTATCATGATGATGGTGACGGAACATTTTCAGTTGTTGATGAAGATGGTATTGATGCCACTATCGCTAAAACAGCACTTGATGCTATAGGTGACCATGTTGCCTGTGATGGTGCATTGGTCGGTACTGGTACTGCAGCTATTGCAGGTACTGGTGGACGTCCAGTGTTTGTCTCAGGTCTTTATGCTACAGCAGCTTTCACGGCTGGTAAAGCTGACTTGGTTATTAAGTATCGCGTCTAAATAAAGTTGGAGGGGGTTAAGCAGCCTCCTCCTTTCTTTACGTTAAGGAAATAAAATGACAGTCAATCATAAAGACCTTACAACCACAGCTTTACATGAGCCGAAGGGAGCGCACTCAGCATCAGCTAGTAATGTCTATGTAGCAAATGGATCAGGTTCAGGTACATGGCAAAAAATTTCTACTTCTGAGATTGGCACTTCATTTAAAAATACTAATAAAATAATTCTTAATTTGTGTATTGATGATATTTCTACAGCTACCTCATACTTTATTGTATCACCAATTGCTGGAGATATTGAAAAAATGTTTTCAGTTATTGATCAGGCTATTGCCACAACAGATACTACTTTAACTGCTGAGATTGCAGGTACTGCTGTTACTAACGGAGCTATTACAATAGCACACTCTGGTTCTGCAGCTGGCACAGTAGATTCAGCAACTCCTTCAGGACAGAAAACATTAACTGCAGGACAGCCTATTGAAATTGTTTGTGGTGGTCAAACTAACACATCTAACGCCCGTGCTCATCTTTCAATTGTAGTGGATGTATCCTGATGGCAAAATTAACTCATTCTAATTTAACTCAACTAAGCAGTAACGAAACTTCTGCAGTTAATACTATTAATGCTAATGGTGCTTTAACTGAGGCTGCTTTAGAAAATACTTTATCCAGAGATGGTACTTCACCTAACACTATGGGTGCTAGTCTGGATATGAACAGTAATAAAATTCTTAATGTTGCAGCAGGTACAGCTAGTTCTGATGGTGTAAATCTTTCTCAATTAACTTCTGCTACTGGGCAAGTTCCCGGTTTGAGTATGATTATGGAAACTACTCAGACTGACTCTGATCAAGGCAACGGTAAGGTATGGTTTAATGCTGCAGTAGCCTCAGCTACAATTATTTATTTAGATGATCTTGATTCAGGTGGTGGGGCTATCTCAACCTTTGTTCAAACATGGGACAACTCTACTAACACAGGTTCGCGTGGATATATTTACGTTGTACAAAAAGCTTCTGCTGTTAACTACGCTGTCTTTGAAATTGATGGAGCTGTAACAGACGCTTCAGGCTATACAAAAATACCTGTAAACTATATGAGTGGTGACGGTACACTGGCTGACACTGATGCAGTATCAGTACACTTTACCAGAACAGGTGACAAAGGTAGTAACCCAGCTAGTCTACAAATGCTATGGGAAAGTACCACTACTGATTCAGATCAGGGTGCAGGTAAGGTTTGGCTAAACAATGGAACTGTGGCATCTGCCAGTGTTTTGTATATAGATGATGTAGACAATGCTGCTGGAACCAGTATAAATAGTCAGGTAGATACATGGGATGATAGTACGAATACAAGTTTAAGGGGTACTATTACTTTTGTTAAAGCATTAGATGCTGCTATTTTTGCTACCTTTAATGTTACTGGTGCAGTTACATCAGCCTCTGGATATAGTAAAATAGCTGTTACTCATGTTACCAGTGCTGGTTCCTTTACAGATGGGGATGTTATTAACCTTCAGTTTGTACGTACAGGAGACAAAGGAGCCACAGGCTCTACAGGCTCTACAGGTTCAACAGGTCCTCAAGGCCCAGCTGGTGATGGGGATCTTACTTCTTCAAATAATCTATCGGACGTAGCGAGTGCGTCTACATCACTCAGCAATTTAGGTGGCGTAGGCGTTGGCCTAACGCTCGCATTAGGAGGTTAATATGGCAGACGTTTTAAAAGGTGTGAACCACGATCTTACAACAAGTTTAGGCGATAGTGCTGTAACTGCTGGTGGGTCAGAAATCATCACAATCATTGGATTACAGGTTGCTAATATACACGCAGGTAACGCTGGAACTCTGGATGTGTATGTTGAGAGAGCATCAGGCGATGATGGTTATTTAGTTAAAGGTATAAGCATCCCAGTTGCAGACACACTTTCAGTTATTCAAGGCAAGGTCGTGCTTGGGGCTGGTGACGCACTCCAGATGAAGTGTAATGCCACTAGCACCTTGGAAGCAACTGTCAGCTTCTTGAGCCAGACATAGGAGTTATAACATGAGTGGTTTCTTATCTGGCAAATCAAGCC